GAGCGCACCCGCGACTGCGACCGCTGGCGTCACGCCGCCCGCGAGCTCGAGGCTCGGCAGCGTCAGCACACCCGCGACGGTCACCGTCGGCGCTACCGTTCCTGCGAGCTCGAGGCTCGGCAGCGTCGGATTTCCGCTTACTCCCGCAGTGGGGGTCGTGATATCGCCCGCGAGCCCGAGGCCCGGCAGCGTGAGCGAGCCGGCGATCGCGACCGTCGGAGCGACCGCACCGGCGAGCTGCTGGCTCGGCAGTCCGAGCGAGCCGGTGATCGCGAGCGCGGGCGTCAGGCCACCGGCGAGCGCGAGGCTCGGCAGCGTGAGCGCGCCCGCGACGATCACCGGCTCGACCTCGCCCACCTCGCCCACCGTTCCCGCGAGCGCGAGGCTCGGCAGCGTGAGCGCACCCGCGACGGCGACCGCCGGCTCGACCGCGCCCGCGAGCTTGAGTCTCGGCAGCGTGAGAGTGCCGCTCACCGCGACCTGCGGGGCGACCGTGCCCGTGAGCCAGAGGCTCGGCAGAATGATTTCGTCGAGCTGCGCCGGTTCAAACCAGCCCATCAACTGGAGGCTCGGCAAACGCAGAGCACCAGCGATGGCAGCCGGATATCGGTACGCCTCGAGCAAGAGGACGACCACGCCCAGGGCGCGATCGGGTAAGACTTCGACGACTTTCCAGGTCGCGATGGTGAGCGTCGAGTCGGCCATCGTGACGAGCCACGGCCGGCGCGCGGCGTCGGCCACCGCCGTCGGCAGCACGGGCAGTGAGAAGAGCGAGACCGCGACGGACGCCCGCCGACCCGAGACGGCGACACCGGTCTCGGGATCGATCGTCTCGGATACGTCGGTAGCAAAACCGGTGAGCAGGCTGGTGACGCCGGCGGGGGAAGTGAGCGTGAGCGGCCAACCGAAGCCCGAGGTTGAATCCTCGAGTATCGCTTTCGCGTCGGCGGCCGCTTGCGTTCTCAGCCCCATGTCGTCCCTCTGTCTCTCTGCTATCCCCGCTGGCTCACGCGACGGTCAACGTTCCGAACGTATCGATCGCCGTCGGGATCGTCATGGGCCGCGTGCCGGCGGAGACCATGACGTGTTTCCCATCGGGGGTGCACCACGCGTTGGTGGTGAGGTCGAGCCCGCGCCCTTGGCTCGAGATGCGCGGCGGCAGAAACGGCAGCACGCGCCGATCGGGCGGCACGAGAATCGGGATGGCGCCGAAGGTCAGGTCGAGGCGGCCGTCGCCGAGCATGACGACCTTGTTCGTGTCGATGTACGTCGAGTGCAAGCCCGTCACCGGGTTTCGATAGAACCCGTCGTACGTGTAAATCTCCATCTTGTAGTGCCCCAGCCAGAACCATCCCTGAAACGTGGCGCCGAGCCCGCGCGTCTCGGGCGCGATGCTCCCGATCTCCATCCGTCGCACGTCGAGCGACTTTTGCACGGCGGGGTTTGCGAGAAAGCGTGCGAACGCGCTCTCGCCGAAGATCGAACGCTTCGGCTCGCTCTTGCCGTCGCGTCGCAGCGTCCCCGCGAGCGCCGTGAGGTCGGCGAGCGGCGCGCCCGTCGTGCCGTCGAGCGACCACGGCACCAGCGGCGTGACGTTGTGTGAGGCCTTCGGGAAAAAGTCGACCTCGTAAAGCGCCGTGCCCGCGCCGTTGGTAAGCGTGAGCTTGCCGGTTTGCAAGACTTGCGCGCACATGAGCTCGACGGCGCGACGGATCTTCTGCTCGAGCTTGCGGTAGATCGCGAACGCGCTGCGCACCGCGTTGGCCCCATACTCGGGGCTGTCAAACGGGTTCTGGCCCGCTTGCCGCTTGATCATGTCGTAGCTCGAGATCGCGCCCTCTTCGTCGAAGATCGGCGGCGCAAACCGCTTGTTCGTGTAGAGCGTGGCCTCGTTGTGACGCGGCGTGACGGTGAGATCGTGGATGACGATCGCGACGTCTTCGTTGTCGCGTTGGATGTCGATCTCGATATTCTCGCTCGTGTGGAAATTCTGCGGCGGCGATCGGAAGTACCCCGAGAGAAACATCGGTGCCGATGCCTCCTCGAGATACGAGTCGATGATGTGATTGGTGGAAGCGTCGCTCATGGTCGTTCAAGCCTGCGTGTTGTCGTAAGCACCGAGTTGTTGCACGTCGATGGCGACGATGCCGAAGCTACGCAACAGATCGGTGTGCGCGGCCGTGATGGGGGTGGGCGGGTCGCCGTGAATGACGAGGCGCCGCAAGTTGACCTTGCCGGCGGTGCAAACGCGCACCGGGATGTCGCTCGCGCCCGGCACGTTGGGCACGTCATAGGTGAGTACCGCGCACGGCAAGTCGAGGCCGCCTGCGCCCCCGGGCTCGTACGGGTAAAACTTCAGGTCGGCCGTCGCGCGCGCGAGGATCGTCCCGTCGACATAGGTGACCGGGTCGCCCGCATCGGCGTTGCGCAGGAGGCCATCCTCGGCAGCGACGAGCTCGACGAGCGAGCTACCGGTATCGCACAGCGTGGTGATGACTTCAGGCACGGACGAACCCCTTTTCTGATGCCTTCAGCACCGCCACGACGTCGTCACCGAGATCGGTTTTGGTGGGCGCCGGGCCCGAGCCCGCAACGACGGCCTCGGCTTTGGCGGCCTCGCTTTGCCGCGTGGTGCGGTCGGCGCGATTCATGCTCGCGCTCAGATATTTCGCGGTCACCTCTTGCGTCATCGACGCGCCCGAGCGGATGGCCTCGAGCGCGATGGTCATGTCGCCCGAGCTCTCGCCCATTTGGAGATGCGCGAGCACGCGGTCGCGCTCTCGAGTCGTGCCCCGTTGCTCGGCTGCTTCGGCGGCGGTGCGAGCCGCCGCGGTTTCTTCGTCTGTCATGGTTGCTGTCGTCCTGTTGTTGTCCGCTCGCGGCGGTGTGGATGCGATCTTGTCGATCATGCCGAGCCGCAGCGCGTGCGGCGCCGTGAAGCAAGCGCCCCGCCCATAGCCCTCGGTGACGGCGGAGGCCTCGACGTTGCGCCCGCGCGCGATGGCGCGCACGAACTCGTCATTGAGTTGGTCCAGATACTTGACGGCGCTGGCCTTGCCCTCGGGCGTCGTGACGTCGGGGCGCTTGTCGGGGCTCTCGGTGTTGGTGAGCGTGACGATCTCGGGGTCGAGCCGATGGGTTTGCACCATGCCGAGCGAGCCGAACGTCGAACCCCGCCCCACGGCATCGATGCCCCCAACGGCGGCAGCGATACCGTATGCGGCCGACATGGCCTTGTCGGCCCGTACGCGCATCGTCTTGCCGGTGGCGCGCACCGCAGCGATCGCGTCGAGCGTCTCGAAGAGGCCATCGATCTCGCCGCCGGGGCTATCGACGGCAAACACGATCGATTTCACGTTCGGATCCGTCGCCGCCACCGCGAGCGCCTGGCGAACGGACGTGTACGTCGTGTTGCCGCCGCCCATGAACATCGCGAAAAAGTCGGGCCGCTTGGTGAGCACGCCCTCGACGCGCACCTCGGCCGTGCTGCCCGCAATGGTCAGGTTGCGGGGCGCCTGCCCGGGCGCGTCGCGAGCCGCGATGCGGCTTTGCTCGTCGTGGAGCGCCATGGCCTCCCACGCGAGCGCGGGGCCCGGGTCGGCGCAGCGCTGGCGCCCGTCGGCGATGCGCGCGAGCGTGTTCGCTTCCAATAGCCAGTAACTCATTCGGCGTTCTTCTCCACGAGGGTGAGGGCTGCGCGCGGTGGCTTGCGTCCCGGCTTGCGCTCGGTAGGCGGTGGAGCAGGCAGCGCCCCGGGCGCGCCGGCCGACGGCTTGACGATGGTGGCGTTTGCCTCGGCAAGCGCAGCGTTCTCGCGCTTGAGCTTGGCGACGTTCTTCGAAAACTTCGTGCCCGTCGTCTCGCGCGTGGCGCGGTCGCGCGAGATGAAGCCTTGCTCGACGAGCAGCGCATACCCGTTGCCTTGCTTGACCAGATCGACGCTCGGCTTGATCGCGCCGCTCCAATCGGCTGACACCCACGCCGCCAGCCGGTCGTATTGCGACGGGTCTCGCCAGGCCGCGAGCAAGCCGTCTGCCTTCGTGCGCCCCGAGAGCGTCGACGAAAGCAACCAATCGACGTAGATCGGTTGGCAAAAGTCGTCGCCCCACGCGGCGCGGACCGGGTTCAGGTAGAGCTTGAATTCATTGATCGCCGCCTGGCTCGCCGAGTAGTTGCTCGCGAACGAGAGCGTCAAAATCTCGGGCGGTATCTCCAGCGCCCACGCCATCGTGTAGACGATCGCCGCCTCGAAATCGGAAAACTTCTCATCGATGCCCGCCGTGGGAAACCCGTGCGGCGTCTCGCCCGGGGCGAGCTCGTCGAGCACCAGGCCCGGGATCATCTCGGCCGTGTTGAAGGTGCGCGGCGGCTTGCCTGGCGCGCCTAGGCCCCCCACCGATTCGACTCCGCGCCGCGTGGCGCCGCCCATGATCGGGCGCGAGCCCAGCGTCTCTTGCTCCTTCTGAATGAACATCGCGAGCATCGCGTTGATGACCGCTTTGCGCTGCACCGAGTCGCGATAGCGATCGATCTCGCGCAGCGATTGCAGCATGAGCGAGAGGATGGGCTCCCCCCGCACGTCATCGAGCAGCCGATCGCTACCGTACACGAGCCACGCGAGGCGTCGCCCCGATGCGCCCATGGCCGCGAGCCGCTCGGCGCGGCGCTGCCCGGTGGCGTCGTCGACCGTCGCGATCCAAAAGGCCACGTGCCGCCCATCGGCGTCGAGCTCGACCCCGTGTTTGACCGTGTTGCCGGCGGCGATGGTGGGCTCGTTCAGACCGAGCCCAAACGGCGATTGCACCCGATCGCCGTCGACGAGCCGCA